TACGTCGGCAACCGACTCAGCTAATCTTTGATTGAGAGCAATATTTGACTTAATTTGCTCGTTGAGTTTATCTTCCATTTCATCTAATTTCTCTACCATAGTAGAGAGTACATCATATTTTTCTTCAGGGATAGTTACATAATGTTCTTCAAAAAGACTCTTCATTCCGGTGAGGAATGATTCGGTCATTTCGGACTTAAGTCCGGATTCAACTGCGAGTGTATTTTCAGTTATCCACTCTTCAGCAACATATTCAAGATATGCATCAACTCTATCTGTCAGTTCTTCCTTAATGACAGAAACTTCTTCTTCAAGAGTTGCATCATATTGTGCTTTTAGTTCTTCTTGAACTGTAGCAACTTTTGCTTTGATAGCAGTTTCAAAAATGGTACGTGCTTTTTCTTGGAAGTCTTCAGAAAGTTCTTCACCGGCAAGCAGTGCTTCAACATCTTCTTCGACGTTGTATTCTGCTTCTGGTGCTTGCTCTTCTTCAGATACAACTTCTTCTTCAGAAGTTTCTTCCTCGGAGACTACATCTTCGGAAGATGCTGTGGTCTCTTCCTCTTCGACTACCTCACCTTCAACTTCCTCTTCTTCCTTCATACCACTAGGCATGGGTTCGGCAGGTTTAGCACCTCTATTCACAATGTCTTTGACAGTTGCGATTTTAGGTTCGTTGAGTTTAGCAGAATTATCATCTGCTTTATAGTTTTCTGGGGTTGGGCCACCGAGATCTTCGTAACTGCCAGTTTGACCAGGGGTCGAAACACCAGAAGCATTGCTTCCAGATTTTGGCATTGCCTCAGATGCAGCAGCTCCTTTCGTTACTACGTTTTCCATTTCTTGTAAATTGCTACCAACGGACATTTGATTATTAGATTTTGTATTAATCTATATTTATTTATAATTTAAAGATTTGATAAGAATTCGTTGAATAGGTTCAACTTATGCTCCTCAAGTCTATTTTGATCAACAAGAGTATTAATTCTCTTCTGAGTTGTTTCTGCGAGTTGCTCACGAAGAATTCCTCCTTCCCAAACCCACTCTTTTCCTTCCATAATTCCTGATACAAAAGCATCAGGTGCAGAAGGATCGGCAACGATATCAGCAGCAGTTGCTAACATGAAATCTTCACCAACAACTTTTACCCCACCACGGTCTTCTTTTAATGAACCAACACCACGAGAAGAAACTCCAAGCATCACACCTTCATCTAAAAGTGAAGATGCAATTTTACCCATAGGAGTATTAAGAATTTGTGCCTTACCTCTGAAATTACTACCCTCTTGAGTGAGTGAAGTAATCTTATGAGAAACACGGTCAAGATTTACAGTAGGACCATCAGGGTGACCAAGTTCTCCAAGAGCACGTCCCTTTTGGACGAATGCTTCATTATATCTACTTACTTCACGAGAAAGAGTCTCCATAGGATACATTCTTCCATTGCGATTTTTGAGATTACCTTGTAGGAAAACTCCTTCAATATAAAGTTTTTTATTAGAACCTTTACCTTCGGTAATAATCTTTACGTTTGAAATTTCTTCTGTGATAAGTTTCATCTTAGATGTTAAATGCGACGGGGACTCCAGTTACAGTACCACCAGTTGCAGTTACTGCGGCACCAATATCTTTTTCTACAATTTCACTACTTAAAGGAAGTAAAGTAATAGATGCTGCTACACTATTGGCAATGGCAATAGATGATGTGTTACTAGCATGACTATTCACTAAACGAACTACTCTAGCGGCAGTAATTGCAGCAGCATTAACAGCAGATTCAGTAGCTAAAGGTTTAACAATCATTCTTCTGATTCCTCTTTTGATTCTTCCGGTTCATCAAACATGGATGCACCTACTGTTGGTCTAATGCCATCAATACGTCCTGCTGCTTTTGCAAACAAAACGTCCTTAATCCTGTCACTGACATTGGACGCAGATTCATCTGCCCCAATTAAATTTACAATTTCTTCCATGAAAATTTATAATAACTATATTTTCTATTTATATCTCAGCAGCTTTACCGTCTACTTCAGTCATCCCACCATCAATTTCAGGTTCCATAGGAACATCACCAATCATTCCCTGCTCACCTTCTTGTGGTAATGGTTCTCCAGTTATTGGATCAACTGCACTCGGATCAGGAATAATACCATCTTTGATTTCCTGTTCAATCTGCTCATCCATTTCAATCTGTTCAGAATCAGTTTGGCGAAGAACTTTACTACGGACCCATTGAGTTGAATAATACTTTCCAATATAAGGTTCAATAGTTGCGAGAACACCAAGTCTCTCATTCAACATTTCAGTTTCTTTGAGTTCTGCAAACTGATTATCATATAAGAAATCATATTGAATATGATCACTAATCTTATCCCAATCTTCTATGGAAACGATGTTCTTAAGAATTAATTGTGTCTTCAACATATCATTGAACATCTGAGCAAATCTCTTTCTCAGACGGCCAACAAACTTAGCAAACTTAAGTTCATCTCTTAAAATTTCTGAAGAACGACCAAGGTTAAAACCACCATCGGCAGCAATTCTTGATTCTGGAACTCCAAGTGCTCTATAAAGTTTCTTTTGGAAATACTCAATATCAGCAAGTTCTCCTAAGTTTTGTCCACCAGGAAGAGTTGTGATTTCAGTTCCTCTACCACCTTCTCTTCTAGGAAGCCAGAAGTCTTCCATCATGGACATAAACTTACGATCATCACGAACCTCTCCAGTGTTTGCATCATAAACAAGTTTGTTGCGATAACGCATCATAACGTCACGCAGATATTGTTCTGCCTTTACCTTTGGAAGATTGCCAACGTCAATATAGAAAATACGACGTTCTGGTGCTCTTGATAACCTGTAAATAACCAAAGAATCTTCAATCATTCTGAGTTGATTGAGTGCCTTGATTGCTTTATGAAGATAGGAAAGAACATTTCCTTTATTTCTATCAACTAAACCCGAAGTACAATAGGTAATTGAATCCTTTGCAATTCTAGTACCTTTTGCTCCGCCACCACCAGTCATATTATTACTTGGATATGCTGGTTGAGGAGTATAAACAAAATACTCCTCAATTTCAGGAGCAATACCATTCTTGGTTTCGTCACGACCAGGAATATTTGGTCCAATAATATTTTTGTCCTTCTTCTTTTCTTGACGGACAAACTTCATTTTCATAGGATCAATATACCTCAGTTCCTTAATTCCTTCCTGAGGATTTTTGAGATCAATTACCTTATGGTAATATAATCGACCATCAACATACCAATTTCTAAAAATTTCGTGCGACTTCTTATCAAAATCTAAAATTTCTTTAATATACTTAAATTCTTGTCTGATTGCTTTTTTTAATTTATCAGTTGCATTGAGATTTGAAAGTTCAATCTCAATTGGAGAATCATAAAGATCACTAACGATTGCTTCGTTTACGACATCTTCTATTGCTCCATCCGCTTCGGGATGAAGTGACATTTCTCTATATCTTTTTATTAAATCAAATTCTGTTCTATATTGACCTTCAATATCTACATATGAACCATAAAATCCACTAGCAATATAGTTATCAACCCCGTCCTCGTTATTTTCGGGGACGGGGGAAACTATAGAATTGGATTTTTTTTCTGTATTCTCAATAGAAAAACCAAAAAGTTTTGCCATAGTATAAACTAACTAGACTGTTATTTTACTATTTAGCTGATATTCTCACCACCAGATTGTGGAGCATCACCCTTGAATGCCTCATAGAAGTGAACCTGCATCTCTACGGTAAACTCCTGAATAGTATCAGTAGTTTCGTAACTTAAATCAATTGCAGAGATGTTAGTTGGGAATACATCCTTGAAAACATACTTTCTAAGAGTTCTTCCTTCACGATCAAGTTGATGAACTTTAGCATCTACCTGATAAAGTGCTGGGTCTGTTTCTCCAGTTCCATCATTGAGTTTATTGATGGTATTCATCCACTTTTCAAATGCTGATCTGATGGAGAATGAAGTATCATTGATAACTGTGATTGTCCAGGTTTCAAATGTTCTGTCACCAGCAATCTTCAGGATTCTTCCTCTAAAAGGAATATCAATGTTGGCAACTGTAGAAGCAGGTAAGTTTGCTGCCTTTACAAGAAATCTGGAATTTTCAATTACTTCATTTTCATCTTGAACTCCAACGATTGAGGGGAACGTAAGTTCCACTTCAAACAGATTAGGTCTTGCACCACCACCCTTCAGTTTACTCTTAAAGTCACTGATAGTCCTTAATGGTAAGGTGTTTACTTGTTGACGGTTTGCCATTGTTTCTTATACCTCTAAATTAAACGTTACCGATAACTTCTTCAAATGAAACACCAGTTCTGGTGGCAACAAACGTAAGACCGATGAAGTTGATTGATCTTGCGGGTTTGATGTAAATATCTGCTACAAACTCATTATTATCTATAATTGCAGCAGTGTTATTTGTCTCATCACAAATAACTACAAAGTCAAAGATTCCTCTCTTTGCCTGAACATCACGAAGGAATGGTTCAACAATGTTCACAAAGTTAGTTCTTGTGATTTCATCATTGAATTCAAACAGTTGATCTTTTGCTGCGGCAGAGATTGCATCTTCGAGGTAGATAAACAATCTACGAACGTTGATACGATCAAATGCCGATGCCTTACCAAATGAAGTCTTGTCTCCAAAGAGAACAATACCAGCACCAGGTGAGAAGATTACAGGGTTGACTCTATTAGAATAAAGTCTGTCTCTTTCGGATTTATCTGGATTATAAGAAAGTTTGACTGCATTCAAAATTGCTCCTCTACTTGTTCCTGCTGGTGAGAACCATGGGAAGTTATTCGCATCAGTTCTAGCACAAAGACCAGCAATATCTCCGTTCAAAGGAACATATCTGAAAGTATTGTTGAATCTATCAAACATGTACTTATAACCACTGTCAAGAATTCCATAAGTTGATGATGTAATTGGGGAGTAGAAGTCAATTACATTTTCAGTGATGTCATCTGCAGTTCTAACAGTCGTTGCTGTGTCATCAGAAGTATCAGTTATTGCTGAACCTCTGTATGGTGAGATGAATGCTATCGCATCTTTTCTTGCTTCGGCAACTGCGATACACTTATTAGCAAGTGCTTGTGCTTGCTCTTTGGCATATCCTGCAGATCCCATAAGAATGAAATCTACATCAAATTGTTCAGTATTTGAGAATAAGTTGTAACCAGAAACAATATCGTCTAAACCAGAACTTAATGCTCCATCAGTTGTTAGACTTGTTTTACCACCATAATTTAATCCACCTGTAAGGACATTATTAGAATTTCCACTTGCCGCAAAAGTAATTCCCTCTGCATTTTGATCCCAATCAACATCAGAAGCAATGGCAAAACTACCTGCGGTGCTACCACTAAATCCTGTAGTTACAATACCGGCTGGAGAACTACCACCAAAGACATATTCGGAACTAAGTTCAATGAACTTTCTCCAATAAGAAGGAGAACCTAATGAATACTCTGCGTCTTTTGCCTTTGATAAAGCAAGATTCTTTTCTAGGATTGTTCCACTGTTTCCGGTAATAGATCCATCACCATCAACTACAACAACATGAACCTCGTCAAACCTAGATCCTCTTGCTGCAGCATATGAAGAAGTTCCTGGTCTTTCTGACAGTGAATTCCACTTAACAGTAGATGTAGCAGTTACTGAAAGTGTCTGTTGATCAAACCAATCTTTGTTTGAGTTGACAGTTGGAGTTGTGGTTGTACTAATTGAACCTCCTATTGAGGTAGTAACTCCGAGAGTTGCATTTGCAAATTTATAATTGCCATTTGGTTGATAATCAATTGAAGTTACTGTATTTCCAACAGAAACATGTTGAAGTACTTTAACTCCAATTTCACCATTGCCAACTTCGGTAATAAGACCTTTGAAATATCCATCTAATAAAAAAGTTGTTCCTGCTCCGGCAATAATTGTGTTAGCAGGAACTGCCTGAGTAACTCCGCAACCAACTTGAATATTGGTTGTAGTGACACCTAGGATTTGGTCTGCTTTGGCATCAATAATACCAACTCTTAAACCATTGCCCCAAGAACCAGGACTTCTTGCCGCAACAACTACATTTGAAATTGCGTTTTGATCATATCCAAGTTCTTCGTAATGATCTATACTCTTAATTTTTATTGAAGATGCAGTTCCAACAAATCCATTTTTGAGACCTGTATCGTCTGCTCTGACAACCTGTAATGAACCACCATATGCTAAGAAAGAAGAAGCAGTGAGCCAATGCTCATAATGCTTATCATTAGAATATGGTTTTCCGAAAGTCTCTAAAAGATCCTTTTCGCTTCCGACTATTGCAGGAGTACCGACAGGACCTTGCGCGAAAGGTGCAACAATCGCACCAATACTAGCAGAGGTAGGATCAACCCTACCGACAGTTAAGTCTACTTCTCTTACTACAATACCAGGAGATGCTAAATTTAGTGGCATCTTGTTTTTTCCTCGCATCCAATTTACCTAAAAATATTTAGGAAAAGGGGTATTTCTAATGGGGAAACAATGCGTGAATACTTACCAATCGGGATATTCCCATCTCAAATTACTTTTTCTACCTTTACTTACTCTTTTAACTGTACACTCTTTACACTCATATGAATATGCGGATGGAAGTGTTCCTCTATCTTTTCTTGTAAGATAGAAATCATCGAGTAAGCTTTTAACCTTACCACAAACTCTACATTTACGATCAAAAAATAATAAGTGTTCTAGTTCTATTTCATCATCGATGGACATTACCTATAATCCCACATATATGAACGGTCACCATATTCATCTGCATACCATCTATCCCCTGAATCATCTACAAAAGTTGTTTCACTATTAATTCCATCCTCAATAAATCCAAATGGGGCCATGTCCTGATCAATTTGATTTTTTTGCTCTTCATATATTTTCTTTCTCACATCATTCTCTGTCATCTCCTTAAAATATTCTTGTGCTACTAACCAAGAAAATATTACAAGACACATTGCCAAGTCATCATTACATCCTTCTTCTGCCTCAAAAGAATTTCCTTTTTGTGAAAATGTAGTTAGTTCTGATATAATTTCATAATCAGATGCAAGTAATTTATCATCTTCTACAAGAGTTTTAAGATTTGAACATCCTAATTTTTTAACCGCAGAAGTTGTACGAACTCCAAGTTGAGTTTTTTTACCGGAAAATCCTGTTCCCACTATCTGTCCATTTCTACCTCTCATAGTTGCCATTAAAATATTTTCATATTCCAAATCATATTGAAGAATACTAGCAACTTGATCACCAATATCATTAACCTCTATCAATAACCAGGATTGATTATAACCTTTTGCTACATCAAATATGATATTGGGAAATAGCATTGGTTTTATTTCATTATTTCTATACTTTGCAACTACCTTATAAGGAAACTCTGTGATATCAAAAACAATAAATGCCGAATAATCATTACCAAGTCCACGAGCAACATCAACTGTAATTAGATAATTGTGCTCTGGAATTGGATTTTCATAAACATCTAATCCTGCATTTCTTTGTATCGGGTCTTCATATACTAAAGTCTTGAGTTTTGATGGATTGATAAGTGTATTAACAGAACCTAAGAACTCGCATTCAAACTCAACCCGAAATTGTTGTTCCGATGTGTTTGCAATTGTCTGCTCTTTCCAAACAACATCTCTACCAGGAACTTCTGACCAGTGAACCTCTGTAGGAATATATTCGTTTTTATTTCTTTCCGCATCATGCCACATACGGTAGAAATGATTCATACCGTGTGGTGTGGATACAATAATTACCTTTGTGCTT